CACACGCATGTTTCCTACAGGGCTGCCCCCTTGCCGAAACCGCCCCTGCGGGTCAAACCCGCCCTGCCGACCCCCCGCCAAGCCCCCCGCTTCGTCAAACAAAAATCGCTCAATCGTCTGGGGGTGCCTTGGTGCGAATTTGCGCCAAACGATGTAGTTGTCTCGTTCTTCAAAGACCTTCTCAAAAACCGTGAAGCCGTAGAAAAGTGCCAACAAAGCATCACGGAGAAAGTCATCAAAAGTGTGGGTCATGCCACCGAAAAGGTTGTCGTAGACCAAATCTGCCGCCTCTTGTGCCGTCGGGTCATCGGAAGCAGGTTGGATATCCCAGTCGGTCGCCCTGATTGGCAAGGTTATGGCTAACTCAAGGGCTTGAACGGTAGCATCGGAGCGTCTCATTCGTGTGTAGACTTGTATAGATTTCGGGAAGGCAAGTTCGGGTAAGTATTCGTCAGCGCCCAAATTTGTGAGCAGTTGACCGACCCCACTCCCGCCAAACCCCATTTCCTGCCTTAGTTCTGATCTGCGTGGTTCCTGAAACTTGTTTTTCCACCAGCCCCAGAGTTTCATGTAAGCCACTCCTTTGGACGGCGTCCAAAAGACCGTCGCGCAAAAATGCGCACATTAGTCGACTAACGGTAGCATTTTTGCGGAAACTTTTGCCCTACAATCGCCTGCAAGGGGGCACCCCCGTATCGGAATACCCCCCTGCTGCTCAGAGCCCGTCAGAAGCCAATTTCAGGGCTTTTCAGCCTTAGATGCTTGCAAGGACATCATCAAGCAAATGGGCTGCTTCCGCAGCAGTAATGACCTCAGTGACCTCGTGGCGGACTCGGATGATAGTGCTTCGGGACGCTTCCTCACGGTAGCGCTCAACGACGAAGTTGGTAAAGGTAGGTCGGTAACCGAATGCGGGCTGGTTGATAGCAGGTCTTTGCGGGACATAAGCGATGACGACACGATCGCTCCAAACATACTGCAAGTTGGGGGCTTCTCCCTCAACGGATGTATCCATTACCATGTCAGCAACAACGATTTCCCGAACCTCAAGCCATCGGGCAAGGATTTCTGTTGAGAAGGTTGCGTTGGTGAATTTCAACCGCTCAGCAACTTGTGTATGTTCAATCAAGACCTCCCATACTGGTCGGGAAATGACCACAGTGGTTGGGCGAACTGCAATTCGGCGCGCGATCTCATTGATGGCGTTTTTCATGTCATTGATGGGGGTTGAATTTGCTTGATCCCACTTCGTGGATGGAACGGTGCGATAGCCTTCGGTTGTCAAGGTGTTGACGATTACATCCCTCGCTCTCACTTCAGCGTCAAGCGTCAAAGTGTCAACTAAGCGGGTCGTCGCAGCAACAAAGGGGTCAATGGGGTTCTGGCTTGCAGCGACATCACGGTCGTCAACGGCAACTTCAAGGGAGTATTCTTCGCAGAAGAACTTGACACTTTCAACTGACCATTGAACCCGCCTTGATTGTGAGCCTCGCCCTCGTTTCGCGGACTCTCGTCTAAACGCGTCCTTGCCGAACTTGGCGATCTGTCCGCTGACAGACGAAACGGGCAAGGTAGGCAGCAAGTTTTCTGCAACTGCGCCCTGAACGCGGTAGCCGATGGCGACTTGCGTTAACACTGGGTCAACGAGAATCACATCACGGACATCGGTCACCTGCGGCATTGGCTAATCACCTCCTTGTCAGAACTCAAATGGTGCGAGCAGAACTTCAATGACTTGTCCGGCAGCCGTCGCTGCCGTCAAGGCGAAGCCAATGATGCGTTGCTGTGCCGTCGGTGGGTTGGACGAAGCAGCACCGTGATTGTGGAAAGTTCCTGCCGCTTGGACACGCCCGTTGGCTGCCGCAATAACCGGGCTACCAGCGGAAATTGCTCCAGCAGCGACAGCCTTAGTGATGCCATAAACCATCACTGATGCAGCCTCTCCGGTGTTTGGTTTGTTCTGAAGGATGCCGACTGCTCGTTCGTTTGCGCCTGCGAGAACGACCCGTCCGTTAGTGTCAAGCCTGACGGGGGCGAATGGGTAATTTCGCAAATCAGCCCCAGCAATGAACGAAACGACTAACGCTTCCTTGTAGGTCGCCATTGTTCATCACCTCACTTTTTGACTTGATATTCGCTGAAGACAAGTTCGGGACGCTCCGATGCGGCAATGCGAATTGACTCAATGAAGTTCAAGTTCCGTTCGCGAGCAATTTTCTCAGCGTAACTCTGTAAAGTCTCGGTCTTCTCGTCAGGTTCCGTTGCAGCAAAGCCAGACTCGCCGAGCGGGACAAATTGGATGGACTTAATTGCATCCATCAACTTGCCCGCAAGTTCGTCGTTCAACTCCGCGAGAACCTCAACGAACTTGTTGCGACTGGCTGGGGCGAGAGCGACTTTGCCTTCGCTGAAGCGAAGTGAAGACAACTCGTCGGCAAACTGACGCTTGCGTTGCTCCGCCTTGAGTCGTTGCACCTCTTGTTCAAGCGCAACGACTTTCGCAGGATCAAGGGTCACTTGCGGCTCATGAGCGATTTGCTTTTCCTCGCTCATGCTTTCACCTCCTTCAAATTTGTTTCGCAGTCGTTCGGCTATTGACCGAACGCGTTCTTTGACATCGCTTGGCAAATCAACGCCACCACGAGCGCCTGCTAAGACTGCAAGAACTGCAACGACAGCACGGAAAATCACGCGTGGTTGACCGTTCACAATGTCAACGACGGGGAGTTTGTAGGAGCCGAACAAATCAGGGTTGGCTCGGTCGTAGGCTAAAAAGCGTCTCCGATATTTCCGCCATTCTTCGCTTCCCCATTCGCTTGGGTCTTTTTCTGAAACCCATTGCCTCCATCTTCTTTCACTTGCATCAGCATCCCATTCACGATCACGATCTTCATGGATGGGAATTTGTAGCGGGTCATCGTTTGCCGTCCAGTCGGGGTCGGCTGCTGCAAGTGCTGTCAAGCCTTTGAAGAATGGTCTGTTTGTCAATGCAATCCCTGTCAAGACATCTTCGCCCAAAATCTTGCCTGTCTTGGGGTCAACGGCTCCGCCCAACTCAACGCTGACATACTTGAACCTTTGCTTTTCAACTGCTTCTTTCCCGATGTCCGTCCATTCAATCAATGCGTAAAGCCCGTCTTCACGGACTTCCAACGCTCTAACCCAACCTGCTGCTCCGAGGGCTGTGTATTGGTGCTCAAAATTGACGGGGACATCACGACCCAAAACGCCATTGTCAAAGTTCCGTTTGATTGCCAGCAGGAAATTTTCGTCAAGTCTAATTGTCCGACCGTCGCGCTTGAAAGTTCCTTTCGGCAGGATTTTGATCCAGTCAGCGAATTGAAGTGTTTCAACAAACTCTATCGGCTTCACCATGAAACACCTCCCAAAGCAGGCACATAAGGCATCCCAGCGAACCAATCAGCCCTGATCGGCTCTGCGGGCATCGCCTTCAGTGCCCTCGCGGTTTCAACGACTATGCGAGCGTAGTCAATTGCCCTTCCGAAGTGGTCTTCTCGTCCCTTCGCGTAATCCCGCTTGCCGTTCTCGTCAATCTCAATGATGTAGTTCTGTAAATGCTTGACAACTTGCTCTGTGACGGGGATGTTTCTGCGTGGGAAAATGATCCGACCCGACAAAACCGCATCAACGGTTCCGTCCATCAACTCAACTCGCGGAATTGAAATCGTCTTGATCGGCTGTCCTGTCTCTTTGTCTTCTTCGCCAATGCTCATTTTTTGTCCGCCAGTATCGTAAACGAGGATGCCTTTGATCTCTGGGGCAAGTTGACGGAGCAATTTCTTTGCGCTGTCCTTGTATGGCATTGCGTTGACGGCAATTGCTGAAACTTTCAGCGACCTAACTTTTTGAGCAACCCTCTCCCATTTGTCTACCCCCGAAATTTCTTCAGCCCAAACGAGTGCTAAAGCACCATCGGGCAATTGTTCCAAGACAATGAGATGCAACTTATCACCGACATCCAAGCCAGCAAAGCGCCGATTCAATTCACTCAAAATGCCTAAGTCGTGGCTACCGTAGACGATTTTTTCTGGCGAAATTGGTTGACGCTCACCACCACTATAGGGCAAACCCAAAACGGAATTGAAAAAGCGTTCTTTGCGTCTCAGCGAAAATTGAGATTGATGCCACAACCTCGCAACATCGGTCGCAGTCATCGTTGCGGAGTAAAGTTGTGTCAAGTGGTAGCCGTGAGCGTCACGGTCGGGATATTTGGCAACCCATTGTTTGTCAAGTGGCTGAAAACTGTGAATCAAGGTTTTGCAAAATGGGCAACAATAGACGAACTGCCAACGACGATCCCATTGTGTTGCGTCCCAATCGCCTCCCCACAAAACTGCTTTGCCTTCAATCGTTGCCATCAACACCTGCGGGAAATGTTCTTCCAATGCAAACCATTGTTTGCATTTTGGGCATTTCAAATGCCAGTAACGCTGATCCGTCATCGCAAATCGTTCGTCAATGCCGTAGCCCGTGACGGTCGGTTGGCTGAACCAGCGTTCCCACTTTAAGGGTGAGTGATAGAGTCGCTCTTGAAGGGCATCAGTCAATGTCGGGTTCAGCGTCTCAACTTCGTCAACGAAGATTGCGTCAAGCGGGAACATCCGAACATCTGCTTCACTTTGAACTGGCATGTAAAGGAGCCACCCTTCCCATAGACGCTTGAGATACAAGTTATCCCGCAGCCGATACTTTTTCGGTAACCCTTCAACTTCTTCCTCACCGAGCAGTTCCCTTTCAGCGCCTTCAACAAGTGCTTTCTGCAAGATGGGGTTTGCCCGAATTAGTGGTTCAACCCGCCGTTGGACCTGCAGCCGAAGGAAACGCAGTGAGGAAAGGAAGTATGCTGAAGAGAAGCCTTGTTTGCAAAGCCAAAATTGAACACGAAGCATCAACTCGGTTACGCCTTTCTGTGCTGCTTTCTCAACGATGACGATTTGAGCATTATCTTCCGCAATTGCTTTCAAATCCTCATGCCCTTCCCAGCGAAAATCTTTCCCATCGGGAAGTTTCAGCGAAGCGACAAACTCCGTTATTCCTTCATCCCTCGTCCCCCGTCCCTCGTCCCGCGTCCCTTTCCGTTTAAGTGCCCTTTTCAGCGCTGGATCTACGACGCCGAGAACGAGTGACCGCTTGCCGAACAAGTTCCTTAAGGCGTTCAGCATCGTCTTCATCTACGCCATATACCTCCCGCTCATAAGTTTCCTTGCAAACACGCAAACGAAAATGACGCCTCGCAATGTGATAGAGCCAGTCGGGGGTGATGAAAATTCCTTCTTGTTCAAGTTCTGTCCGAATCCGATACAGGCTCTTAACTGCCACAAGCAAGATCACCACCTCCAAATTTACTCGCTTTTTTGTCAAAGTAGTTTGACAAGTTGACAAACTACATTGACAAATTTTGCGCTACTTTCCACCACGGTGATGCAAATTGCCTAAGGAGGCTTGGGAACTTTTGCCCATGCTCAAGTCATTTAGCCAATGCCGTCTCTGCCGCCTTGACTCTGATGCTCAGGAAGAAATTTGGCAGATGATGAAGGCTGGAAAGACTTACGAGGAAATCGCTCAATCGCTGGGGGTTAACTATCAAGTAGTCTACAGGCACAAACGACACATGCTTCGCGCAATGGAACGCTATCTCATCCTGCAGGCAGAAAAAGCAGATGAACTCAAGCGACTTGATTTGCTCATCCGCTACGAGCGAGAAAAACGAAAGCAACTTGAACTTGCAAGGGAGCGGGAGGAGAGAGCGAAAGCAGCCCTTGATGCCCTTCGTGACCTCGTTTCAGCCGACAAGTTTGCACGAATTCAGCAAATCTTGCTTGAAGAAGGTGATTCGTCTTGAGAATTATCTGGCTCAAAGGCGACTATGTCGGAAATCGTGAAAGGCAGGCTCAAGCATCAAAAGCAAATTGCCGTCTCGTCATTAGTTTCCACTTCAACGCCCATCCAAATCCCAGAGCCAACGGGAGCGAAGTCTTCTCCAACGGGAAAGGTGACGCCGACTACATTGCAGCAAGGTTACTTCACATCATCACAAACATACTGGGAACAAGGTCAAGGGGCGTCAAACCAGCACAAGGCTCAAGGGCTGGTTTCCTCAAGTTTTATCATTGTCCAGCAGTTTTGCTTGAGCCTTGCTTCATCACAAACCCCGAAGAAGCCAACTTAGTCCACGATGTTCAAACCGTCCGCCGACTTGGGGAAGCCATCGCTGATGCTTTAGTCAAATGGCTTCCTTTTGATGCTGTCTTGGGGCTTGATATCGGTCACAAATTCAAGACTTCCCAACCGAACGACCGAGGTGCCCGTTGTTTTTATGGCGATTTTGAAGCCGACCACGCCGAACAGTTAGCAAAAGTCGTTGCGGCTTCAATTCAAATCCGTTCTGCCGTTTAATTACGCATCACGAAAGGAGGTCGTTGAAAATGAAGTGGCTCGTCAAGCGCTTCTTTAAGCCGTTCGCAAGGGGAATGATTCAAGCACTATTGGGCGAACTTGCCGATGTGGCGATTGTGGCTGTCAAGGAAGCAGCAAAAATGGAAACTTGGAGCAACGAGGAAAAGCGGAAAAGGGCTTTTGAGATGATCAAGGCTGAGGCAATTGCAAGTGGCAAAGAACTGAAAGACAGCACAATTAACCTTGCAATTGAGTTGGCTGTCCAGTTGATTAAGCGTTAACAGGAGGGATTCTCGTGGAAGCGTGGCTCAACGCAATCGCAAGTTTCGTCAAGGATTTAGGTTTCCCAGTTGTCGTCTCATTGTGGCTGATGTATTTCGTCGGCAAGGTCATGACGGTTCAGGAAATTGTCAACGCTTTGATTCGCATAGACGAAAAGATTGAGCGCTTGATGATCTTGTTGGAGCGTGATGGTGATGGAACTTAAGGAAGCGATGCAAATGGCGGCATGGGCTTTTCTCGGCTTGACAATCGCTTACGCTCACTTTCAGATGCGCAAATTGCGCAAAGTCATCTTCAATGACTTGCAACACCTGATGCAACAAAAAACCAGTCGCCAATCGCCAGTCGCCAGTCGCGGGAGTGAGAAGCGATGTTTACGAGAGAAGTTGCTGTCTTTGTTTGCGCATTTGCGTTCTTGATCGGTCTTTTCGCTGCAGTCGGTTTGGTTTGGTGGTCGCTTTTGTGGGTTCTCATTGGAGCATCATTAGCGCTCGTTGAGTATCTCGTTTGGAGCAAAACGGGCAAGACGCTCAGCGAACAGTTCGGTCAACTTTTGCGAAGGAAACCAACAATCGGCTGGCTCTTGCTCGCAGTTATGGGACTTGGTTTTGTAGCACTCATCTGGCACTTGATTGCGATGAGGTGATTTTATGACGAGGAGAGTTTTCAACATCGTCACAGACGAAAGAGGGCAACCCATTGCAGGTGTCCCCGTTCGCATTCAACTTAATGTTCCCACTTTCGTGTCGGGCGAACAAAAAGAAATTGTCGCTTGGGGCATAGAGGTGAAGACAGATGAGGATGGACGATGGGAAGTTGAGTTAGAGCCAAACGATTTGATGAGCGACCCGAACTCTTACTACAAAATCATTGAGTATTCGCATAAACGACGCAAAGCAAACGAATACCTTATCCGAGTCCCTTCAACCGGTTACACAGAACCAATCCACATCACAAATCTCCTTATCACTCCGCCATCTGTAACACCGTCACCTGAGGCTGTTCTGAGCATAGCCGCCGACAACAATGCCCAACTCAAAGGCGATGTTAGGCTGCTTTCAGGTACAGGGATTGCTTTGCAACAAGACAACAATGCAAAGACGATTACCATCATCAACACTGGCGGAGGTGGTGGCGGTGGCGGCTCACATAACTTGCTCAGCGACACTCACACTGACACGCAAGCAACAACTGTCCAGCGAGGGATGTTGATTGTCGGAAAGTTGATTGCAGGGATTGTCAAGTGGGCAGGACTTGCTTTGGGCGTTGCAGGGAAGTTTCTCAAGTCAGACGGAACTGATGTTGTCTGGGGTGATGTTAGTTGGGATGAAGTTCAAAACAAGCCTTCAACATTCCCGCCAGAACCGCACACTCATGTTAAGGCTGACATAACTGACTTTGCACACACTCATCCGTTAACTGAACT